AAATAGCTGAACTCACGGTCAGTAGGCGTGCTCGTAGGGAACCGCACCTTACGGTCCTGAGGCTTGTATGGACCTTCGTACTTGTACTTGCTCTCAGGGGGTTTGTAGGCCTCGTACTCAGGTTGCATGGCTGAGAGCACGGGGTTGGCCACACCCATAGCTGCGAGGCCAGTCTTCATCAGAGAGGGGGTCGTCGCGGTGTTTGCAAGGTTCGCACCCGCAGCATTAGAAAACCTTTGCCCGAAGGCACCCGCCTTAGCTCCGAGTTCAGCGCCGAGCGTTTGAGTTAGCATGTTGGGTGCGACGGCAGGGGCAAAAGTAGTAGCGGCGGCGGGGAGAGTCCCTTGGGTCATCGTGCTAAGCGCTTGAGCTGCAGTAGGGTTCATAGCGGCGGCAGTTTGAGCAGCCGTCTGAGCAGCAGGATATGCCGCCCCACTCATGGTGTTGGCGATAGCATTACCCGCAGCTGTACCCGAGCTGATAGTTGGCACACCCGCACCCACACCCTGCGTCATCGTGTTGAGAGCAGCGGAGGGGGTAGCACCCACCGCACCAGCGCTTGCACCGATCCCAAGACCACCAGCCAGCGAAGCGCCACCGAACGCGCCAAGGCCAGCCATCAGACCTTGTTTCAGGTCGCCTGTGACTGCTGTGGTACCTAGACCCGTGATGCCTGCAGCCATGAGAGGGCCGACGCCGGGGATGAAGCTCAGACCCACGCCGAGGAGCGTAGGCAAGATACTCTCAAGGAAGCCCGCCTCAGGGAGGCCTGTGTCAGGATTGATCGTCAAAGAGCCGCCATGGGCTCGCGCTAGGGCCTGCAGGCCACCAACCTCACCGGGGGTCATGTGGACGAGCTGAGTATCGTTGTTACGCCCGAAGTTCTGTAGCTGTTGCGCCATAGGCGACACAGCATTTGCCATGGGGGCATCCGGGTTGGATTTGTTACCATAAGCCATGGTATTAGGGTTAGGAGACCCAAAGGTGGCCGCGTTTGGATTACCATTCATAGCGAACGATCCTTAGGGTGAGAATTATACCGACGTTATAGTTTGCCAAGCGCTACCAGAATAGACACAAAGTTTGCCTAATGTCGTGTCGAAAACCACCCAACCCGCAGCGGGGGTAAGCGCGGTCTTCTCCACGGTCGTTACGTTCTTAGTCGCGAGTATACCATTGAACGTGTCCGCCGTGTACTTCTGTGCATTGTTAGGGGTACGGGAGTCCAACTGAGAGAAATAGGCCTCGATCACGCGGATGAGCTGCCGCACGTACTGGGGGTCATAGTCCAGCGGCGGATTGGGTAGGGGTGAGGCACGGAACCTATCGAGGGCCACTAGCGGCGACCATCTTGTTTGATGTCAAGTCGTGGTGTACCGACCTGCCACTGCGTCCCAAGGTTCTCAGACTGGATTTTAAAGGCCATCTGACGCGCACGGGTGCGCATGAAGACTTGATTGGTGTACTCGTCGACGTTGGCCGAGTTACCGACTACGGAGCTAGTCTCGGTCATATTCGAGTTATAGCTCTGGCCGGGGAAGTTCCGTGGGTAGATCGTGACCGTAGCAGTGGGTGAAGTGCCCCCAGTAGAACCATTAAAATTCACGTCTGGGATCAGGCGGTTGGACAGCATGAAGTTGTCGCCATCACCGATGTCGAAGTCGTTGGACAAAATAAAGGCTTCCATCGGTGCGCCGTCGTCGTCCACACCATTTTCATGGAAGTATATATAACCCTGTGCTGCACCTTCATTGGTATCAGCAGCAAGGGGGAACTGCTGCAAAGCGGAGTCTAACCAAGCTGTGCGCTCTATATCGCCATAGTACCAAATGCGATCAAGGTGATTGTAGACGACGTACTTATTGTTCCAGTTGGAGTCGGCGCTGGGGTAGAACCACCAAATTTCATTCCACTGCTCGTTGGTGCCGCATACGATCTGCCCATACTGGTTAAAGTTCAGGTTCTCGAACACGTGGTTTCGCAGCGAGCAAGCGAGCGTCTCCACGCGGCCCGTATAGGCGTAGAACTTGCCGTTACCCATCCAGTAGGTAATGTTGGCAGCCGAGCTACAGGCCCGAGGCGAGATGATGGAGATGTTGTCCGCGTACTCCTGCAGACCAAACACGTCAGTCGTGCCAAGGAACTGCAAGGTGAAGAGGTGCGTGTCTGTGAAGACAAGGATTTCCTGACGTGTGGCCAGCGCCCGCACGATGCGCGAACCTCGAGAGACCCGGATAAAGCCTGCAGAGTTAGTCACAGCAGGTGTCCACTCTCCCGGCGAGCCTTGGCTGCACCAACGGATAAGCAGAGGGTCAAAGTCGTTAGGGTCAACGCTACCGAAGGGCACCGCGCCAAAGGCAAGAACGTGGCGGTCCTGCTGCGAAACGAGCACCTGTGTGACCTTCACGGGTACCGCAGAGCTTGGATATCCTTCACTCGTTGCATAGGCAGCGAGGGTAATGGCGCGGGTAGCCAAGGACGTAGCGGGGTCCACCAGCACGCCTCGAACCCAGTAGTAAGGCACACCGTCGCGGATATTCATCACAAGGTCGTTGTCGAAGTTATCAAAAAACCAGTCCCGCTGCAGAGTAGCGTACGGCGCAGCGGCACCGGACCCCCAAGTCCTTCGACCCCAAGTACCCACACCCCAGCCATAGCCTTGTACAGAGACCGTGTTGCCGGGGGCGATTTCGAAGTCAATAAAGATAGCCGTGCCACCACCAGCGGCTACAGAGGATGTAGCGGCTGTAGCCACAACAAAAGAGAGCGATGTGCTGCCTACCGCTGTAACGATCTGATTAGCATTGATATCGCTATTAGGGATGCCGCCCACCGTGCCTGTCACGCCCCGCACAGTCACAAAGGACCCCACAACGCAGTTGGGGTTGGTAGCAGACCCTAGGTTCAGGGTTACCGTAGTTGAGCCATTAATCGTCTGGACGCAGTTATCGGTGATCGTGGAGCTCAGGGTAGGGTCTGTGGCTCGCAGCGGGGTGACATCATAGAACTCCCCACCCGCGTTGATGTAGAGCTTGTTGTCGGTTCCTAGGGCTAGGAAGTTATCTGCATAGGTCGTTACCCAATTCCAGAACTGGCGGCACACGCCATAAAACGACGTAGGGGCAGCTTTGGCCCAGCCCCCGATCTTTTGAGGGTACCCAGAAAGGAACCGAATACGGTTGCCGTCCCACCAACCACCCTCATTGGAGTAGTTGGTCTGGTCACGGTTCATACCCGGTTTGAACTGCAGCTTGATAAAAGCCATACCAGCGGTACCTTACGGAGCAGTGGGTGCCGGATCACCAGCAAGGATTTGCGCAGCGCGTTCAGGCGTGATGACGCCCTCTGTGGCTAGCATGTTAACCCCATTGATAACAGCCGTATCCGTCAGTTGCAAAGTCACAACCGCATCGATCATGTAATAATAGTAAGCCACCGACTCGTTGGTTACAGCCGCGTTTTGGACCGCAATGATCTCTTCCGGGGTAAACAGGAACAGGAACTGGAGGCGGGTGTATTCGGGCGCAGGAGGAGGCACAGGCTCAGGAGGAGGCGGTGCAGGAGGGCGCTCAGACAGGATCACCCAGCCGTCAGACTGAAGCTGCGCGACCTCTGTGCCCGTCAGAGCCGGAGGGACCAAGGGCGTTGAGTTAGGCGGGATCGGCCCATAAGGGTCAAACTCCACGGGGTTGGTGTAGATGGCTTGGCTGTCGTAGGCGTAATAGGTGAGCATGTTATGTCGCCTTTATGTAAGCGGTGGTGCCGGTGATGGTCTGTACGTTGGGGAGGACGAAGGACGTGGCGTTGACGGCGAAGGCAATGCTGGCTGCGGCGGTGCTGCTTTGAGCCACCGCAACAAAAACGCTACTACCAAAAGTTACAAATTCCCAAGCTGACGAGGATGGCAGTGTCCTAGCCGTCCAAGTAATGCCGTCAGGGGAGCTAGCCCCATTTGTAGACGGGCCGTTTGCCACAGCAAAAAAAGCGTTGTTACCATAGGTGACTGATTGCCAAGTTGCTGAAGTCGGCAGCGTTCTAGCCGTCCAATCAATCCCATTGGTAGAGGTGGCGGCAGTAGTAGACGGCCCCGTAGCCACAGCAACAAAAACACCGTTGCCGAAGGTAACGGCTGTCCATTGCGCTGAAGACGGCAGAGTTCTTGCTGTCCATGTGATGCCATCGGGTGAGGTGGCTGCAATGGTAGACGGCCCTGCGGCTACCGCCACAAAGACACCGTTGCCGAAGGTGACTGACAGCCAAGTTGACGCAGACGGAAGCGTCCCCGCAGTCCAATTAATGCCATCGGGTGAGGAGGCAGCGGCTGTAGAGCCATTTGCCACCGCAACAAAAAGCCCATTGCCAAAGGTAACATGACGCCAATTTACCGACGATGGCATCGTTCTTGAGGTCCAAGTGATCCCGTCGGGGGAGGTTGCCGCTACAGTTGTAGGCCCCCCGGCAACGGCGACAAATACCCCATTGCCAAAGGTAACTGAGGACCAACTTCGCGAAGATGGAAGCGTCCTAGCGGTCCATGTAATGCCATCGGGGGAGGTGGCTGCTACGGTTGAAGGATTTCCGGCAATTACAACAAAAACGCCATTACCAAAATCACCGCCGGTCCAACTTGACGAAGACGGCAAAGTCCTAGCCGTCGCCGCATACGTCACAGGCGTAATCACCGGCACAATCAAAGCCCCCAGCTCCGTATAGCTAGAAACCAGATAGCTGCTCGTGTAGCTGTCTAAGGGTAGGTACGACGGAGCCGACAGGGCATAGAGCGAGTAGGTGTAGTCCCCGACATTCAGGCCGGTGGTGCCGAAGTTGACCGTGTTTGCGATGTTACTAGCCATTAGGTCGCCTTAACATATGCAGTGGTGCCAGCCTTGGGCGCTACGACGGGGAGGACGAAGGACGTGGCGTTGACGGCGTAGTCGATTGTGGCTGCGGCTGTAGAGGTAGCCCCAACAACGGCCACAAACTTCCCCCCACCGAAAGTTAAACCCCTCCAATTTGACGACGACGGAAGCGTTCGCGCTGTCCATGTGATGCCGTCAGGAGAGGTAGCGGCAGAAGTTCCGTTGTTTACGACAATTAAGAAACTATTGTTTCCATAGGTAGCATAAGTCCAGTTTGCCGACGAGGGTAAGGTTCTCGTTGTCCAATCAATTCCGTTGGTAGACGTTGCGGCAATGGTGCCACCGTTAGCGATGGCAACAAAAACGCCATTGCCAAAAGCAATAGATTGCCAAGTGGTGCTTGTTGGCATTGTTCTGGCTGTCCATGTAATGCCATCTGGAGATGTAGCTGCGGTAGTTGTGCTAGTGGCTATGGCAACAAACACACCGTTTCCGTAGACAACGTCAATCCAACCCACTGCCGATGGCATTGTTCTGGAAGTCCAAGTGATGCCGTCAGGAGATGTTGACGCGGTAGTCGAACTATCCGCTATTGCAACAAAAACGCCATTACCGAAGGTAACAGCAATCCAAAACGTCGAGGCCGAAATAGTTCTTGCTGTCCAAGTGATGCCATCGGGCGATGTCGCGGCGGCTGTGGAGCTATACGCAACCGCCACAAATACCCCGTTGCCAAAAGTAACGTCATACCATTGAGAAGAAGAAGGCATCGTGCGCTGCGTCCAAGTGATGCCATCAGGGGACGAAGCGGCGACAGTGGATGGTCCGGTGGCCACCGTAACAAAAACACCATTGCCATAGGCAGCACCCTGCCACTGTTGCGACGAAGGCAAAGTCCTAGCCGTCGCCGCATAGGTCACGGGCGTCAGCACAGGCACAATCAGCGCCCCCAGCGCCGGGTAAGACGACACGAGGTAAGACGCCGTGTAGCTATTGAGAGGCAAATACCCCGGCGATGGCATGGCATACTGAGAGTACATCCAGTCGCCCACGGACTGTGTGGTGGCCCCGAAGTTGACAAGCGATGATGCGTTTACGGCCATGCTCAAGTTGCCTTAACGTATGCAGTGGTGCCGGTGACGGGGGAGATTACGGGGAGAACAAAGTCGGTGGCGTTGACGGCAAAGGCAATGCTGGCTGCGGCAGTGGTGCTTTCAGCTATTGCTACAAAAACGCTACCCCCAAGGGCGACTGAAACCCAAGTTGACGAGGACGGTAAAGTTCTAGCCGTCCAAGTTATACCGTCAGGAGAGGTGGCGGCAGTAGTAGATGGCCCTGCGGCCACTGCCAAAAAGGAATTGTTGCCATAGGTGACCGAGGTCCAAGATGACGAAGAAGGTAGCGTTCTAGCTGTCCAGTCGATGCCGTTTGTAGAGGTGGCAGCAATAGTAGACGGCCCTCCGGCCACTGCAACAAAAACACCGTTACCAAAGGTAACTGAACGCCAACTTGACGAAGAAGGTAGCGTTCCAGCGGTCCAATTAAGGCCGTTCGAAGAGGTAGCGGCGGTGGTTCCCGATGAGATGACCGCTACAAAGACGCCGTTTCCAAAAGTGATTGAACGCCAAGACGTTGAAGACGGCAGTGTTCCAGCCGTCCAAGTTATACCATCGGGTGAAGAGGCTACGCCCGCAACGCCGGAATTGGAGGCTATTGCAACAAAAACGCCATTACCAAAGGTGACTGAACGCCAATCTGCCGAAGACGGTAGTGTTCTTGCGGTCCAAGTTATACCGTCAGGGGAGGTGGCGGCAGCAGTAGAAGCAACACCAGAAACCGCAACAAAAACACCGTTGGCAAAAGTGACTGCACGCCAAACTTGAGAAGATGGCAGAGTTCTTGCGGTCCACGTTACGCCGTCTGAAGAAGTTGCTGCGGTAGTAGACGGCCCTTCAGCCACGGCTACAAAAACACTATTGCCATAGGCAACTGAGGTCCACACTGCTGAAGACGGCAAAGTCCGCGCCGTAGCTGCATAAGTCACCGGAGTGATCACCGGCACCACCAGCGCACCCAGCGCCGTATAGGTCGATACCAAATACCGATTGACGTAGCTATCCGCAGGCAAAAAGCTAGGAGCTGACCGGGTTCCAATCGCGTAGATGAACTCTCCCACGGCTGGGCCTGTGGTGCCGAAGTTGACGAGGCTCGATGCGTTGGTGGCCATGATCAGGTCGCCTTAACGTAGGCCGTGGTGCCGAAGCGAGCAGGCACGACGGGGAGCACGAAGGTGGTGGCGGTTACGGCGTAGTCGATTGTGGCAGCGTTAGTGTTTGTCGGGGTGTTTTCAACTATGACAAACTTCCCTGCGCCAGAAGCGACCGCAATCCACTGCGCGGTGGACGGCACCGATCTTAGCGTCCAAGTGACGCCGTCTGGTGATGTCGAGGCATCGCTGTTGCTTATCGCCAAAAAAGAGTTGTTGCCATAAGCTACGGCGTTCTTTGCCGCGCCAACATTTGTCCTAGCCGTCCAATCATATCCATTGGTGGACGAAGACGCCGCAGTTCCAGTATCGGCCACTGCCGAAAACACGCCGTTCCCAAAAGCAACCCCACTCCACGTGTTGCTTGCAATCGTTCCGGATGTCCAAGTAATGCCGTCAGCCGAGACAGCCGAATTGGTGTTGTTGTATGACAGCGT